TGCGCCGTCCGGTCATCGACGCCATCACGGCCACGCCGCTGCTGCGCCGGGTCCACGATCATCCGGTCCGCTCAGCGTTCGAGCACCGCAGGCAGGCCGGTGGCTGGCGCAACTTCTGGCTCATGGCGGCACCGTGGTCGGTGGGCCTGGTCGCACTGCTCGAGCCGAGCTGGCAGCTGCTGGCGGCGCTCGCAGTCGGCTACGCAGCCCTGCTGGTGGCCACCGACACGGTCAGGGTCTACCAGCCGCCTGCAGCGCCTGTGGTGGCTCTGGTGGCCTGTGGCGTGATCCCTGAGCGCTGGCTGCCGCTGGCCCTGCTGCCTGCGGTATTCTGGTGGCGCAGCCCGGTGCTCGGATGAGGCTGTCGATCGTGATCCCGACGACCGGCCGGGAGACCCTGGAGCGGGCGATTGCATCCGCTGCGGCCTGTGCGGACGAAGTGATCGTGGTGGCCGACGGTGCGCCACACGTCGGGGCGACGGTGCACGTGGACGTGGGGGCACCCGGTCTGGCCCGCAACGCTGGCGTGGAGGCTGCCAGCTGCGAGTGGGTCGGGTTCCTAGACGACGACGACGTGCTGATCCCGGACGTGTACGGGGCCAACCTGATCCCGCACCCGGCGGTCGACATGGTCCTGCACCCGATGTGGCACCCGGAGCTGGGGCCGATCCCGAGGCCGGGCAGCGACCCGATCGTGCACGGCAACGTGGGTATCTCCTTCACGGTCAAGCGTAGACTGGCCCTACAGGAACCGATGCTGCCGGGGCCGCCACGCTGCGCCAGCATCGAGGACTACGAGTACGTCAGGCGGTTCGTGGACCGGAAACGCATCGTCGTGATGGCCCAGCAGATCGCCTACATCGTCAGACCGGAGCAGCACCGATGGCCACGAACGCATACCTGACGCTCGAGGAGCTGCGCAGCTACGTCGGGGTCTCCGGCGCTGTCGACACCGCCGACCTGGACGACGTGCTCACCGCTGCGTCCCGGATGGTCGACCGCTACTGCGGGCGGCACTTCTACCAGGCGACCGCCGAGGCCCGTGAGTTCGACGTGGACCCGGACGGCTACACCATCACGCTCGGGCCGTTCAATGACCTCGTGTCGCTGACGACGTTCGCCTACGACAACAACGACGACGGGACCTACGAGTCGACGATCACGGCGACCGGCTACCAGCTGATCGGACCCCAGCAGGGTCAGGCTCCGGCCACATGGCCCTACACGCAGGTCCGAGTGCTGTCGACGGTCGTCCTGCCCTACGCACCCACGGCACTCGGCAGGGTCGGCCTCGTGCGCCTGACGGGCACCTGGGGCTGGCCGGCGGTCCCGCCCGAGGTCAAGCAGGCGACACGCATCCTCGCCGCCGAGCTCTACAAGCTGGCCGACGCCCCGATGGGCGTGGCGGGCTTCGGGGAGTTCGGGGTCGTGCGCCTGGGCCGCCAGCTGCCCGCTCGTGCGCAGCAGCTCCTGCAGCCGTTCCGGCATCCGCTGAACGTCGGGCTGGCGTGATGCCTGCGAGCCTGCACGACCTCCGCACCGGCGTGGCCCGCACCCTGCAGGACGCCCTGCCCGGCTGGAACGTCTACCAGCTGCCACCCGACAACATCGACCCGCCCGCCATTGCCATCGGTGGGTTCAATGTGGACACCGGGACGTTCGGCGATCAGTCCCTGCGGGTCGCTGCCGAGGTGCAGTTCATGGTGTCCCGCCGCCACGTCGACCAGGTCGAGGTGCTCGACGAGCTGCTGTCACCGTCGGGCACGCAGTCCATCTGGCAGATCTTCGGGGACGACCCGACGCTCGACGGTCTCGTGGGTTTCTGCAGCGTCCAGCAGGCGGGTGACTACCGGGAGCTGGTCGTGGCTGAGATCGGCTACTACGCAGCCTCGGCGACCCTGTCGGTGATGCTCTAGTGGGTACGTCGGTCAACACCGCCCAGCTCGTCGCCAAGATCGAGAACTACGCATTCGGCCTTGGCAACGCCAACCGCAAGGCGGTGACCGAGGCGGCCAAGGTCTACAAGGAAGGCGTCATCAAGGCTGCCAAGCAGGACGTGGGCCAGGACCAGCGGATCAGTCGCTGGCGTTGGAACTGGCGCACGCAGACCTACAAGCCGCTCAAGGTGTCGGCGGGCTACGACGTGCGTGGCTACACGAACGCCGTGGCGCTGTTGAAGGCCCGACCGATGGGGCCGTGGCGGGTGCTCGAGTCTGGCGCACGTCCGCACTTCATCCGGCCGAAGATCGCTCGAGGCAAGGGCTACATCAAGCGTGGTGCCCGTGCGACCAAGACCGTGGCTGGTAGCCAACGTCTGACCCGGCCGATCGCCCTCGCCCTGCCCGACGGCAGCGCTCGCTTCGGGGTCATGCACCCCGGTACCCCGGCCAAGCGAACGTGGTCACGGGGCATCAATGCGGCGACACCCGGAGCGATGCGGACGTTCCGGGCTGTGCACGCAAGATCGTTGGCCGAGACGTTCCTGTGAGGGCGCTGGTCGTCAATCCCGGCCCGAACTTCAGCGTGGCCGACGTGGCACGGGGCTGGGCCAAGGGGCTGGCCGAGCTGGGCGTGGACGTGCGGACGTTCGAGCTGGACAAGCTGCTGGACTACTTCAGCTACGCCTACACCGACCGGGACGGTCAGATCGTGAAGGCGCACGAGGAGCAGGAAGCGATCCAGCTGGCCGCCGGCCAGATCAAGGCGGCGTGCTACGACTGGTGGCCGGACATCGTGCTGGTCGTCTCCGGGTTCTTCATGTACCCGCAGCTCGTCGAGATCATGCGTGCCCGGCACCGGCACGTGGTACTGCTGTGCACTGAGTCGCCCTACGAGGACGAGACGCAGCTGGCCAAGGCTGCGTGGTACGACGCCGTCGTGGTGAACGACCCGACGAACCTGGACGCCTTCAGCGAGGCATGTGACGGCCCGGCGCTGTACGCACCGCACGCCTACGACCCGCAGGTCCACTACCGGGCACCGGCCCCGCACCATGCGGACGTGTCGTGGATCGGGACGTGCTACCCGAGCCGGGCCCGGTTCCTCGAGCAGGTCGACTGGACGGGCCTGGACGTGAGCTTCGGCGGCAACTTCAAGGACGCACCCGAGTGCCTGCTGCAGTTCGTCGGCCATGACCCCGAGGACTGCGTTGACAACGACGTGACCGCCGAGGTCTACCGGGGCAGTCTGGCGAGCTTCAACATCTACAGAACCGAGACGAACGGCCAGCTGTCCGACACGGCCGACGGGTGGGCGATGGGGCCACGTGAGGTGGAGATGGCCCGCTGTGGGCTGTGGTTCGCACGCCAGTCCCGGCCCGAGTCGGACGAGGTGTTCCCGATGCTGCCGACGTTCAGCAACCCGCAGGAGCTGGGCGAACAGCTGCGATGGGCCATCGCCAACCCAGACAGGCGTATGATGGCAGTGGAGCGAGCCTGGGCTGCTGTCGAGGATCGCACTTTCCCGAACAATGTCCGGCAGCTACTACAGGCAATCGGACTCTGAGCCAGGAGCAGACCATTGGCCGCACCCATTTCGGGCAGGAACGGAAGGCTGTATGTCGACACGAGCGCAGCGGCCAACGGTTCGGCCCAGCCGATCGTGAACCTGTCGTCGTTCAGCGTCAACCAGACCGCCGACCGCACCGAGGTCACGTCCTTCGGCGACACGACCAAGGCATACGTGGCCGGTCTCAAGGACGCCCAGGGCGACTTCTCGGGCTTCTGGGACGCCGACGGCACCCTGACCCGGTACGTGGCCGACTCCAACCCGCGCAAGTTTTACCTGTACCCGCAGGCCGGGTCGGCGCACGTCGGGACCTACTGGTTCGGGACCGCCACCTTCGACCTCACCACGACCCTCACGGTCGGCGGTGCGGCCGAGTCGTCGGGCAGCTGGGCGGCGTCCACGTCCGTCGGCTACGTCCAGGCCTGATAGGTGGGGTCGTTCGCCGTCAACACTCCGAAGGGGCAGGTCCGGCTCATGGACCTGCCACTGGACAAGTTCGCAACGATCGAGGCCGAGACCGGACA